GTGTCGAGGCAATGGGCCTGGACTTTGCCGACGACAATAAGGTTTTCAAGATCGGCTACAAGGGCACCAAGCGGTACGTCCGCGTGACCGTGACCCCTGCCGACAACGGCGCGGGTGACGTGTTCTTCGCGGCTGTCTGGATTCAGGGTCATCCGTCCGAAGTGCCGCAGAGTACGCAAGTCGTCTAATTCTCGATTCTCAACCCGTGTCCTTGTGACTACTCAGCATGAGCTGGGGGAACCAACGGAGTTTTCAATATGGCCACCGCTTCTCAGAATTCGTACAAGCCCAACATTTACCGCGAACAAGGCGGAAATATCGCTCGCTTTCGTGGCGTGAGTGGGCTGCCTGCTGTTCCCGAGTGCCTGCTCTGGGGTAATGCCCCGGTGCTCAACTGCCTGATTGATCCGTCGCTGGGGTATTACTACTTCGACGACTTCATGAATCCGGCATCAGCAACGGCCAGCGACGTCCAGGCTTACACCTCGGTCGACGACGCCGGCACTGGCACTAATGCCTTCCAGAACGTGGCAGGCGGCGTTTACAACGTCGTCACCGCTGCGGCCGACAATGACTATCACGCCATGACCAGTGTTAATGAGATGTTCAATCTCGGGCTGGCCAAGAAGTGCTGGTTTGAGGCTCGGTTCAAGGTCGCTGAAGGAACCACGAATGAGTCTGCGTGGTGGGTTGGGCTGACCGACACGACCACAACGGGTGGCCTGCAGGCGAACGCCGCTGGTCCGCTGGCTGATTACGACGGCTGCCTCATCTGGAAAGATGAAGCGACGATGGACATCGACTTCGAGACGTCCAACGGCACGACCCAGAACACGACCACGGCAATGGCGACATTCGTCACCGACACCTGGACGCGGGTTGGCTTCTACTGTGACGGCACCGGCACCACCAGCGTTATCACGCCGTACTACAGTGTCGACGGCTCAAGTGCTCTGGTCGCCGGAACGCCGCAGAACCTGACGCTGGCCAGCATGACCGCCAGCAAGTTGGTATTCGGCATCAAGGCCGGTCCGACTGGTGCGGCTGAGACTCTGCAGATGGACTATATCCGCTTCCTCGGCCTTCGCTAATCAAGGGGGCTGACGTGGCGTTTCCACAATCAACAGAAGTGACCGTGACCACAATCGCAGACGGGTCTGCCACCGAATACACGAGCGTGATTCGTGGCAAGATCATCGCGGTGAAATACGAAAAGACTGACTACGCGGACACGGCCGATTTCACCATCACAACCGAGACCTCATTACGAGATGTCTGGGTTGATACCAATATCACTGCCACCGAGACGGTTGTGCCGAAGGAACTGAACGACGGCACAACCGGGGCGGATCTCACTGGCGTTTACGATCACATTCGCGTCTTCAATGAGCGGGTGAAAATCGTGATCGCAGGCGGCGGCGACACCAAAACGGGCACGTTCACTGTCTTCTACGAATAGGCTGCCAGTGCTCCGCTACTCACAAGACATTTTGCTAGGCAGCTACCAGCCACCGGCGCCACGATCACCATCGGTCATGGCGTCATGGCTGGACGAAGCCAAAGCCGAGCTTGATATCCGCGACGATACCGAGCAAGACACCCATATCCTGAGTCTATTGCTGGCCGCAGTCGAGCAGATCGAGCGAGACGCGCGCCAGATCATCATATCGCAGGCGTGGACGGTCTACTTTGACCGATTTCCGTGTCACGAACTCGAACTGCGTCGCGTGCCGGTAACGGCCGTAACGCATGTGAAATACTACACGAGCAGCGTCTTAACCACGCTCTCGTCAGCATTATATGAGACCGATCTCGTCAGCCAGCCAGCCCGGATTCGTCCTGTTTACGGGCAAGTCTGGCCAACCACAGATTGCCGCGTGAATGTGGTCGAAGTCCAGTTTGTTTGTGGCTACGCGACTGCAGCAGTGGTGCCGCATGTGATGAAGCGGGCGGTGCTGTCACTGGTTCGCGGCATGGAGCGCGGCTGCGATCTCGGGGCCAGTTACTGGACCATGATCGAGCGACTGCAGACCTTCGGGGGTGTGATGTGAAATGCGGCGGATGTAATGAGATGCCGCCGCGATGCACGCACACACTCACGGTGGAGAAACCGGGGGCAGCAGTTGATGCCGCCGGGCAACCAGACCTAACGACCGATGCAAGTTGGGTCACTGTTGGGCAGATCCGAGCCCGCGCAGTGACTCGCGGCGGCAAAGAAGCCTATGTGTTTAAGCAGACGCAGGCCGACACCGAAAACGTATTTTTCTCGCCGTCAACTGCACTATCGCGAAGCCTGCACGACCATCCTGAGTGGCGACTCCGAGATGGGGCCTATGTCTACGAGATCACCTACTCCGACCTGATCAACAAGACGGGCAAGGAAGTGATTATCGAGGTGAAAGAGGCTATGTGATGGCCAGTCGCAAAAAGACAGTGCAGATCACGGGGATTAAGCCGCTACTGAAATCACTGAAGGTGCTGCCGGAGAAAGTCCAGAAGAAAGTCCTGAAGTCAGCAACATCGAAAGCGGCAACGCCAGTGGTCAAGGTCGCGAAGAAGTTCGTAAGACTCGGAACGGGTCGCAAGCCAGATGGATCGCAACGCGAACACCTGCGAAAAACGATCACCAAGACCGCGCCGAAGATTTACAAGAACGGAACCGTGATGGTAGTTGCGGGGCCGAAAGCAAAAGCCGCACCGCATGCGTTCCTGGTCGACCTAGGCACAAAGCCGCACTTAATCGTACTTGGCAAGCCGTGGCGAAAACTGCCAGCCGGGTTTGTGATCCATCATCCGGGCGCGAAAGCACAGCATTTTATGGACCGTGCAATTGACGCTGTTGGGGCGCAGTCGCAAGCCGCAATGGAAAAGGGAATCGCAACGGGAATTGAGCGTGAAGCCGCCAAACTAGCGAGTAAGAAATGATCGAATTCGCTCTGGCGACATACATGGCAACGCGAACCGCAATCACGGATGTGGTAGGCGCGACTAACGGCATATTCGGAGACAAGGCACCGCAGAAGAAAGAGCCGCCGTTTATCGTCTATCAACAGATGGGCGGCGACAAGTTTTATCACACACGCGGGGCATCAGGGCTGGCTGAGGCTGCGATACAGATCACCTGCCGAGCCAAGACATACGTCAAGTCACATCAACTTTACGAGATCCTGCGAAACGAACTGGACGGATACAGCGGCACATGGGCGACAACGTCAATCCGGGGTGCGTTTCTGTCCGAGCCTGAAAACGTCTCGATACCGGCCAGCAATCAGGGCAGCGACGCGAGCCAGTACGCACTGCAGGGAACGCTAGTTGTTCATTACTTCCGCACGGCGCCGACATTTGGAGAAGGTTAGTGAGTAGCGACCTGATTGAGATCAAAGCCAGAACCAAAACCGGCAACGTGCAGACGTTTTCTGTGTCCGAGATTCTGGAAATCAACGGCAAGCCGTACCAGTCCAGCCAGGATTTCACCGACTTGCGCGAGCACATGATTCACATGGACGGCCGGTTGTCGGCACTAGAAACCATTATTAGCAAAGGCAACTGAACATGGCCGATACAGGGTTTGGCATCACGATTGCGTTTGAGACAGGCTTTCTCGCGGAAATCATCGATGTTACGCCGCCGGAAATGACGCGCGATGAGATCGAAACATCGCACACGGCGACCACGAACAACGCCAAGACTTTCATCATGCAGGATCTCGTCGACTACGGCGAACTGCAAGTTGAGTTGAACTTTGATGAGACCGCAACGCCGCCGATCACCGGCGCGTTTTCGGCCTGCGTGATCACCTTCGGCAGCGGCACCACATGGAGCTTCAGTGGCGCGCTCAAGAGCTATGCGCCATCTGCCCCGATTGACGACCGTATGGTGGCGACAGCGACAATAAAGGTCAGTGGAAGCATCACAATTAGTTGATTTTCTTAAAAACGAAACGGCGAGTTGCTGTAAACAACACGCCGTTCTGGCCAAGGTTCCTGTAGAGAAGGAAGCAACATGGTTGAAGTACATGTTAAACCAAAAGACCACAGATTCAAAGACATTCAGGGCGAAAAGTTCAACAGATGGACTGCTGTAAGTTACGCCGGAGTGATTAACGGAACGCATCACTGGAACTGCACGTGCCTGTGTGGAAGACTCGGGAGAATTGACGGTACGTCCCTAAGAAGCGGCAACTCAAAAAGCTGCGGATGCTACAAGGTGGACAACCCTGGCGCGAAGACACACGGGGCGAAATGCAGTGGCGAGACACAGCCTGAATATAAATGCTGGCTTCACATAATCGCCCGATGCACCAACCACAGTGAAAATGGATATGAGCGGTACGGTGGGCGTGGAATTGAAGTGTGCGATAGGTGGCGTGCTTCATTCGAGCACTTCAGGGATGACATGGGGCCGAGGCCGACATCGAAGCACTCAATTGACCGGATAGACAACAACGGCAATTACGAACCATCGAACTGCAGGTGGGCAACGCAACTTCAGCAAGTCAGAAATCGATCAAACACCAGGACACTGACGTTCATGGGCGAAACCAAAACGCTGCAGGAGTGGGCCGATGAACGTGGAATCAAATACCCAACGCTTTATCGCCGAGTAGTGATTATGGGCCGATCAGCCGAGCAAGCACTAAACCAATAATCAGAGGACAATATGCCTTTCACAATGACGATTAACGAGAGCGCATCGGTTCTCGGTCTTACATTCCCGACCAAAACGACCGTCACCGCAGACGGAAACGTAAGCAAGGCACCAACGGTTGCCGCTGCCAAGACTGGCACGCTCACGACCCGCACGGACGCGAACACGGGCGAGCTGACGATGGCGGCCAGTCACGGCATCACGACCGGCGCTCGGCTCGATCTCTACTGGGATGGCGGATCACGACGCGGCATCACGGTCGGAACCGTGGCCACGAACGCCGTGCCGATTGACCTCGGTTCCGGTGACGATCTGCCTGCTGACGAGACAGCCATTACCGCGATGGTGCCTACCGAGGAAGCCTTCGCGGTCTCCGGCAGCACGGTCTCTGCAATTGCCCTGTATTCGGACCAGGCGGGGCAGATTGTGTTTTGCCTGACAGATGACACCGAGGTCGTAGCCTATACCGTTGGCGGTGCTGTTGGCGGCGAGCAGTCCGTGTTCTGGACCGCAGATCGCAACGCTACCAATCCGCTGGCAGGGGCCGCTGTTACCAAGGTTTACTTTTCCCACGGCACGTCAACGGCATCGGCCGCGATGCGTGCTGTCGTTCTCAATAGCTAGGTTTGTCCATGAATCGCGATGAAATTTTGGCCGCTGACGATCTCCCGACCGACACCTTTACCGTTCCGGTTTGGGGCGAAGTCACTATCCGCACGCTGGACGGTGAGCAGCGCGAAGAACTGGAAAACCTGATCCAGAACTTCAAGGCTCGCGGAGCCAGTAAGAAGTCGGTCCGGGCGCTGGCTGCGGTTTACTCGCTGGTCAACAAGGGCACGACCGAGCCCATGTTTAAGGTTGAAGATTCGGCCTTACTGGCGAAGAAGTCGGGCGTGGTACTCGACACGATTTTTGACCGAGTGCTGAAGCTGAACGCGATGACCAAGGCCGAGGCCGAAGCCATCTCGGGAAACTAAGAGACAGTCCGACCCGCCGATTTTGGTTCTTCCTGGCTCGGACTGTGTTTCATACCTCGGTGCGAAGAACGCAACGGCTGGTGACATCGCGAGAGTTTCAGGAATGGCAGGAAGCCTACGCGATTGAGCCTTGGGGTGATGACTGGCTACAGGCCGGAACCATTGCCGCAACGATGGTTAATCTCTGGACTAAGGCAAAAGTGAAGCCGGAGAAGTTTATTCCGTCGGTGAAGTCATCCAGAAAGAAGACGGCAGCACAGATGGAGACCGAAATGATGCACTTCGCGCGGCTGCACAACGCAACAATTGCGGCGAAAGACCAGAAGCGGAAAGGTCGATAACGTGCCAGCAATCGGATCAGTAAACGTCAGAATCTCGGCGAGCACGATGGGCCTGAATAAAGGTCTGTCGTCTGCGGCATCGAGTATTTCGTCGTTTGGATCTTCGATGCTCAGCATGGCGTCTGGCGTCGGACTGGCCACGGCGGGAATGTTTGGGCTCACGTCGGCGGCAAGTCTTGTCTCGTCTGCAGTCGAGCGTGCATCAAACATGGAGCAAGCCGAAATTGCATTTGGTGTGCTGTTCAAGTCAGTTTCAACCGCCAAGACGGTTCTCGCTGGGCTGTCTGATTTCGCTGCCGAAACGCCGTTTGAGTTGCCGGAACTCACGAGCGCCGCTAAGTCGCTGGCGGCATTCGGCATTGCCGCGAATGACGTGGTGCCGGAACTCCGCATGCTGGGCGACATCTCAGCAGGCATCGGCGCGCCAATCACGGAGATTGCCACGCTGTACGGCAAGGCGAAGGTGCAGGGGCGACTGTTCGCCAAGGACATCAACGAACTGACCGGACGCGGCATCCCAGTTATCGGCGAACTCGCGAAGCAATTCGGCGTGGCTGAAAACAAGGTCCAGGATCTCGTCACCGAGGGCAAGATCGGATTTCCAGAAGTGCAGAAGGCATTTCAGGCAATGACCGGCAGTGGTGGCCAGTTCGAGAAACTGATGGAAAAACAATCCAAGTCGCTCGGTGGTATCTGGTCAACACTCAAGGACAACATCGGCCTGACGCTTAGCGGCATTGCCACTGATCTGATTGCCGCATTCGATGTGAAGGCACTGCTGACCAAGTTCATCGGCTTCACTGGCATGATCAAAGACGGCATGAAGTCCATCACGCCGGTAATTATTTCCATCTCTGGTGTGTTCTCGGCATACTGGGGTGTGGCGTTTGCGGGAATCAATGCACTATTTGGCGGCTTACTCAAAAGCTCCGGGCTGACCTTTGAAGGCATCATCAATGGCGTGACTTCAGCAGGCGAAACGATGAAAGGCTTCTATGAGGCCATCACGCCCATTGCAGCAGCGGCAGGCGCAACTCTGGCGGCATACTGGACGCTGATCGCCAACGGGGCAATGGTCGCGTTCAATTACGTGACAACAACGCTCAGTTCGCTATTCACGAACATCTCCACGATCTTCGGCGAGATCACAGGCATTGCCGGAATGACGTTCCACGACGTGGGCATGTTCATTCTCGATGCCCTGATCCTTGGCGAGTTCCTGTTCAACAACTTCAGCGAGGTCGCTCTGTTCGCTTTCGAGAACGTGAAGCTTGGAGCCGTGACGCTGTTCAACGATATCGGTCATTTCTTCACGGGCGTGATTCCGGCCTGGTTCACCTGGTTCGGCAAGAATTGGTCAGATGTGTTCTTCAGCGCCTTCGATCTCGCAACCACGGTCTTTATCAACCTCGGTCAAAACATCCGCAACATGTTTTCGTCACTGTGGAACTGGATCAAGTCTGGCTTCACGACCTCATTTGAGATCGACTGGACGCCACTCACTCAAGGCGCGGTCAACGCCGTGAAGTCGCTGCCGGAGATCCCTGCGCGGGCGGTGACGGAACTCGAACAGAACCTGAAAAACAACGTCGGCAAGATGGGTGACAGTCTCGGCGACAAGCTCGGCGAGCATATGAATAAACGCCGCGACGAACTGCTGGGTAAACCGCCAGAGATGCCGAAGCGGGTCAATGTCACCGGAGCATTGGCCACTGCTGGTGCCGCAGCCATGCCGGGAATGACGCCAGTAAACACGGCAGCCAAGAAGCCACTGGAGGCGGTCGCGGGACTCAACCGCAACAGCAGCGACGCATTCTCGGCGGTCTTCAAGGCCCAGCGCGGCGAGCCGATCCAGGACAAGATCCTGAAGACGAACGAAAAGCAGTTGGCTGAAACCAAACAGGTACGCAAGAGCTTAGACAAGATGACCAACGGCGACGGTATCCAATGGGTAGCGGGCGAGGTGATTGTATGAGCATCACCGACAATAACGAAATCTGGCGCGGCGAGACGCTCTCGGACACCATCGACGGCGCACGGACCTATACGCGCAAGTTCGAGATTTTTTCCGACGATCCCAATGAGTCATGGACCGTCATTCGTGCCGCATTGCCAACTGGCGCGCACCCGGACGACGCATCTGCCTACGTCAAGAGCCGCTCGGTCAGTCGCTCGGATGATTCGCGGCTGAAGTGGGAAGCGGATATCAATTATGAGTACAACCCCAAGGAAACCGGCGACGACCCAACGGCGAGACCGGCCAAGGTACGGTGGACATCATCGCTCGTGGTCAAGCCTATGGTGCGAGACCTCAACGGCGATGCGTGCGTGAACTCGGCTGGTGACTATTTCGACCCGCCACTAGAGGCCGAAATCCCACGCTGGACCGCGACCATTCAGTTTAACGCAGCGAGCGTCCCAGTTGGCATCCTGTCCTATGCTGGTGCCGTGAACAACGCCGGAATCACGATTGACGGCGTGGCGATTGCCGCTGAACGGGCTCGCGTGCTGTCGCTGGACATTGGCGAGGAAGACGAAGAAAACGGCTACGCATTCCGGTCTGTGACGCTGTCTGTTGAATGCCGCTACGCTGATGACGATGGCTTTGATCTTGAGCCGCTTGATCAGGGGTTTCGGATCACCGTATCTGGCACACTCACGGATATTCTGATCCCCGATGAGGACGGAGCGACGGCGCGACCATCGGCCCCCGTGCTACTCAACGGAACTGGCAGCAAGCTCACAAGTCCCGGTCCCGGTACTGCGGTTTTTCTGAACTTTGAAGTCACCCGCAAGTTAGACCTGACCGTCTTCACTGGCATCACGTAAGGGGTGCGGAGATGGCGGCGACAAAGGTTTGGGGATTCAATGAAGAGGGCTTCAATCGCGTTACTGAAGCCACGCGGCGAGTTCTGCGCACACCCGCGAAGGGAAGTCAACGCAGGCGACAGACTCCAGTCATTGGCGGCGGAGGCGGCGGTTGCGATATCCAAAACGCCATCATTGACATCATCGTTTTTGGTAGCCCGACTGGCGGCACGTTTGATTTAGAGCTGACGGTCAATAGCACTGCCGAGACATTGACATTTGACTGGAACGACACGGCTCCCGCAGTCGCAACGGTGCTTGCCACGCACACTCAACTGGCATCGTCTGATGTCAGCGTCAGCAGCCTTGGCACGTTTCCAGACGCGACGATACGCATTGAGTTTATCGGCACCCAGGCCAATACAAATATCACACTGCCGATTGCTGACTGGACAAGCCTAACTGGCGGCACTGGAACGGCCATTGTCTGCGTGATGGCGCAACTGGGGCACGCATAATGGTTGACGCCGCGTGTCCATGTTGTACTCCGTGGTCGATGAAAGTTGGCATAGCTGACGTTGTTTACGTTGGCGGAATTGACTCAACGTCGAATAAGTTTGTGATCTGGAAATTCACGCTAGGCGGCACCAGAACCAGGTTCTACCCGGCAGTAGCTGGATCGGTGTCTGGGCAGTGTACCGATATCGCGTGCGACCGCTCCGGCAATGTTTACGCCATCAACTCAGTGGGAGGCGGAAACAAGACTGTACTGGCGTTCGATTCTACCGGCACTGTGATTTGGGATCTGGTACTGGCAGGCGCAGCGAAGCTAGCCGTGTCTCCCGGCGGCTATGTGTACGTGGCCGAGAATCGCACGTCGCCAACATCTGACCGAATTCAAAAGCTGGACGTAAACACGGGCATCGCCGCAAGCGGAGCATGGCCCTACAGTTTCACGACAGTTGCAAACATCACGGGACTGTGCTGCGACCAATCAAATAACATATTCGTTGTTGGTGATCACATTGCAGCCACGACGACCGACAATCTGATCATGCTGGATTCGTCCGCGACCAAGACATGGGGCGCGTTTCTCAGTAGTGGGTTCTCCCCATATTCAGATTCCTTCAAGCGAGTTGAAATAAATCTGGCAAATGACGAGCTAATGGTAGGCAACGCATCCACGACCACCACGAATGGACTCTGGAGAGTGGACGCTGCAACCGGCACGTTCACGGCGTACCCCAGCTTGGAGCCGCTCGAATTCTACAGCATGGACTACACACCTTCCGGCCTACGATTCGCAGCCGGTGGAGACGGTTTGGCAACGGCCAGTGTTGTTCGGAATGAGGTCACGTTTGGCTCGCTTCTGGCTAGTGGGCAGGTAATCAATGGACTCACCTGTCAGGGCGAGGATGCGATTTACGTAACGTTCACAACTCATGTTATGAAACTCGCAGCAAATGGCACCGTCACCTGGGACTATACGCTCACTGGCACGGAGCAAGCCCAGTGTATCGCGATGAGTTCCGGGCGGATCGGCGCGTGGGGTCTGCCGTAATGAAACGAAACCTGCTCTATCACATCTGGCCCACGCTGAAAACCGACCATTGGCGATGGAACGTCCAGCAGCTCCTGCGGCGGATCGACCTCATTGACGGCGTGCGATCCATCGGTGTCGCTCTCGACGCGGAAACCGTCTCGCTGGCGGAAGTGCAGGCAGAGTTCGGCGGCACCAGAATAGATCACTGGATCGTGCGCAAGAACAACCCTGTTCACCGCGAGGGGTCCACATTTCTGAAGCTGATGGACAC